GGGTTAGGCTTCATCGTCATTACATTCAATGCGCTTGAACATTCCATCAGACCACTTAGCTTGTGATTTTTCGGACTGCAACCCATCGGAAGTCTTTCCGTTTCCTGATGGATAAAATTCAAGATAGTCATTTCCAAAATCTTTTTCTTCTGCCATACTACTCTCCTTTCAAGAGCGGGCTAACGGCACGCTTCACCGGCGCGCCGCCATAGAATTATTTTTCCGATTCGAGTGCTGGCGGCGCGTCCGAGTGCAAGCATTGTTGGGCAGACTTTTCTTGGCGAGTTACCTGACCAAAATGGCGACGCGGATTACCACACCAGGGGCACGAGCAAGGCACGCGAGTTTTCAGCAGGCGGTGTTCGTATTCGCCGCCATCTGCATAAAACTCAGCATAGCGCGGCGAGCGAGCGCGAAAGATACGCAAGAGCCGCCGTGCCTTATTAATTGCCTTTTGCCTACGCTGATATTTATTCATGGGTCTGCCCAACGGTTTGCTTTACTGGCGGGGCGTTTCGGGCAAAGTGCCTTCGCCTACCAGTACATCAGCGGGTAAGACCTGCTGGTTATCGGGGGCGATAGCCCCGTCCAGTGCAAGCGGTGTTAGGTGGCGTTCTATTTCTTCGCGTGTGTAAATCATTACGGGGACTTTCGCGACTGATTGCAAATCGCGCACATCGTAATAAGGCGGATTGATACGCTCGACCACAAACACATGACCGAAATTCCAACTTTCTGACCGTGTAAATTTAGTGCCTATTTCGATTTGCATGAAAGCCACCTAACGGTTTGCGTTACTGGTGGGGCGTGTTGTGCGCACGACACCACCAGCAAGTATTATTTCCCGATAATTCGTGACATCTGGGGCAGCACTTAGCCCCATCCAGTGCACGCGGTGTTGGGCTGCGCCGAAAGTTTGCACAGGCTTTCGACGGCTGTGCCCGATACGGAAACCCATCACGGTGAACACAATTGAAACAGTGATGCCCATGACCTAAATCCATTTCGTGCCAGTTTTCGCAGTTCTCAACAATTTTCATAAGCAGCCCAACTAGAGTTTAGACAGTCTGAGTATACACGATTACACAGTGTTTGTCAATCACCCAGCCAAAACTCCATTACAACTAAATGAAAATGATTATCATTACTTGACATCTGTGATACAATAATCACAACTAAATACGCGAGAGTCCCGCAAGATAAGCGGCCCGGCGCATGTGCAACAAAGACCAGTAGCTACTGGATACTTTACGCATATGCACCGGGCTTTTTGCTGTCAGGAGTAGACCATGCCGAAAAACGTACCGCCAGAACTGGAAGAAAAGTTTGCAAGCTGCAAAGAGAAGGTAATCGCCAGCGGCCAGACCGAAGAAGCCGCCTATGGTATCTGCTATATGTCAGTCGTGGAAGGCAAGAGCCTGCCGGATGCGACGAAGGCCTTTTACCTTGACGAAGACGCGCTCAAATACGGGCGCACCATCAGCGCCGCCAACGCCGAAATCATCAAAGGCATCATCGCGCTGGCAAAGCAGCTTGTGCCCGACGAAGAGAGCGAAGAGCCAGAAGCTCCCGAAATGCCCGAAGATGAAATGATGAAAGAGAAGAGCGGGAACGCTCTCAAATCCATTTCGATGAATGATGATGAGCTGCGCGTTGCTAATTACATCGTCCTTTTTGGCGGGCGCGACTTGACCGGCTTCACGGGCCGCAAGAACCGAGACGGCAGCGCGGGCGAATCGTTTGCGCCTGACGTTGACGTGGAGAGCGAGTACACAAAAAGCGGTGTCCTGCATGTGGACTTTGAACATAGTCAGGACGTTGACGGGCTTGGCATTGGGCGTGACGATGTGCTGGGATATGTGGATTGGAAAACAGCCCGCAAGGACGACAAGGGTATTTTCGTGGAACGTGTCCTGAACCGGCGCAACAAATATGTATCATGGCTCAAAGACCTGATTGATGCGGGCATGGTGGGCAACTCCACGGAAGCCATTGCAGAGCATGTCCAGAAAACGGCAGATGGCACTATCAAGCGGTGGCCCTTGCGCCGTGACACCCTGACCGTGACACCGATGGAGCCGCGCATGTTGTCTGCCAACACCCTGACGGCGCTTAAGGCTCTATCGGATGTGCTGCCGGAAGCAAAGGCCATCGTAGAAAGCGCCCCGCCGATTGACTACAAGGCCATTGGGCGCGAAATCGGCGCAAAACTTGTGCAATATCGCCAGAACGCAGGCAAAGCGGGCGGCGTTTAGCAAACCTATCAACCAATCTCAAAAAGGTGAGAACTATGGAAACCAACGAAGAAATCAAACAGGCGATTGCTGACGGCATCGCCGAGGGCGTGAAAGCCGCTCTCGTCCAACAGCCTGCGCAGAATACCCCCGGCTCCGTCGTGGTGACTGGCAGCGAATCTGACCGCCCGTTTCGCAACATTGCGGAACAGGCTCGCGCTATCAAGGCGTTTGAAATGTCTCGCGGGCGCAACGAACACCCCCGCCTAGCCGCCTTGAAGCATATCGAATTGGAAGCCATCAAAGCCAGCGGCGCGTCTGAAGGCGTTCCTGCCGACGGCGGTTACCTGCTCGAACCGACCCTGACCGGCGAAGTGATGAAGCCGATTCACGAAGAAGGGCCGTTCACCCGCATGGCTTCCCGCCTGCCCGTTTCGGCCAACAGCAATTATGGCTGGATCAACGGCGTGGACGAAACCAGCCGCGTCACCGGCTCGCGCTGGGGCGGCATCCAGGGCTACCGCCTGGCCGAAGCTGCGACCAAGACCGCAAGCAAGCCAAAGTTCCGCCGCATCAACTGGGAACTGAAAAAGTACGCCGCAGTCGTCTATGGTACTGACGAACTGCTCGCCGATGCCGCCATGTTCTCGACCATCGTCAACCAGGGCTGCCGCGAAGAGCTGGCGTTCATGGCGAATGATGACATTCTCAACGGCTCCGGCGTGGGTGGCCCGCAGGGTATCCTGAACAGCGGCGCTCTCGTCACTTTTGCCCGCGTCGATGCCAACACCGTACAGCACGCCGACATTCTCAAGATGTGGCAGCGCCTGACCCCCCGCGCTCGCGGCAATGCTGCGTGGTTCATCAACTCCGAAGTCGAGCCGCAACTCGACGCGCTGTATTTCAGCACCGGCACGACTGGCATCTTGTCGCCCTACGTGTCCTACGGCACTGACGGCGTGATGCGCATCAAGGGCCGCCCGGTCTACGTGACCGAGTTCAATCCCGCGCTCGGCACGGCTGGCGACATCCTGCTCGCTGATATGAGCGAGTACCTGTTCTGGGAAAAGTCGGACATCGAAGCCGCGACCAGCATCCACGTCCAGTTCCTGACCGACGAAACCACGTTCCGGTTCGTGTACCGCTGCGACGGCCAGACCAGCATGTCCAGCCCCGTGACCCCCTACAAGGGCACAAACACCCAGTCCGCTTTCGTGGCCCTGACCGCCGCGAGCTAGTGAAAGGCCCGGTATACTATGATCTATGACCGCTACACTTCCGCTCTGAACACCATCCCGCTGCTTGCGCCGCAGGATACCGCCGCTACCGCCCTGACCACCCCGTATGTCAAATTGGGCGGGTCGCACGGTGGCACGTTGTTCATCCAGTTCGGCAATATCGCCGCTGCCTCCGCTGACCAGGCCGTTGTCGTGACCCTGCTCGCCGCCACCGTTCAGGCTGGCACGAGTGCATCCGCCATCGCGTTCAATTACCGCCTGTCGTCCGCTGTTGGTGATAATGCCTGGGGCAACATCACCGCCGCGACCGCTTCCGGTGTGAGCATCGCCACCACTGACGACAATAAGATGCTCGCCATCGAGATCAATCCGTCTCAAATCCTGGGCGCGAAAGCTGACGCGACCTACTTCGCCGCCACCATCACCCCTGACGCGGGCGGGACTGCTACGCTCGTTTCCGCCTTCGTCCAGTTGGAGCCGCGTGTCTCGCAGGCTTCGATGGTCTCTGCTACCTAATTATGCTGGGGGCGGGCGATGAACCCGCCCCCACAATCTCCCCCATGAAAAAACTCGCTATCGTAGGCACGCACCCCGACACCCGCGCCAATGCGCCGTTTAGTGACGCATCCTTTGACATCTGGGTATTCAACGAAGCGGCAATGGCAAACGCACAAGATACGCCAGACGACCCATCGAAGCAATGGTGCAGGCGCTGGGACGTGTGTTTCCAGATGCACAAACCGGAGATTTACACCAGCCCGCACAACATGAGCAACCGCAACCATTGGGCGTGGCTGCAACGCAATCACGGCGACAAGATTATCTTTATGCAGGACGTTGACCCGCTCGTTCCCAATTCGGTGCGCTACCCGCTCGAAGATGCGCTGCAATTATCAGGTTATCGTTACTTTACATCGTCAATTTCTTACGCAATGGCGCTGGCAATCCTGCAAGGCTATGATTACATCGAGCTATACGGCAGCGACCTTGTGAGCAATACCGAATACTCGTACCAGGCCGATTGCCTGCGCTCGTGGATTATGTTCGCAAAGGGGCGCGGCATTGATGTACAAATGAAATGCTGGCCGATGGCGTTTGTTGCCCCGCTGTACGGGTATGACGGCGAAATCCAACTCCCCGCCGACTACTTCTCGGAACGGGCCGCACGCAATGAAGCCGAGTGGGAAGCGGCAGACAAGAGCCTGCGCAATCTCAAAAAGGCCGTTGATAAAGCGGTGGATGCTGGCGAGTGGTCCAAAGTCCTAAGCCGCACCGAGCAATACCGTGACGCGGCCATTCGTGCGGGCAACCTGGCAGGCGCTGGCGAAGAAGCCCGCCGTTATCTGGGCTATGGCAACCGCGCAATTTATCGGCAAGAATATGAGCATATGCAGGCCCTGACCGAGCGAGACGGTGAGCGGCTCAAAGAGCAGATGTTTAAGCAGAGCGGCATCGTTGAGTATGTTTGGAATGTGGTCAACCAGACACAGCACCCGCAGGCCATCCGGCAATTGCGGGAAGCCATCGGGACGCTGGGGCGCTATGCCTATGATTTCGGCGCACGCAAAGGCATTTTTACCGAGAATCAGACCTACATGCACACATTTGACGGACTTGCGCAGGCTGCGGGCGGCGCTCGCTCGCTGGCCCTACTGGAAGCGGTGAAAGCATGACAATCACAAACGGCTATTGTACTTTGACCGACCTAAAACAGACGGATGCCGTCAACATCGGCGCGACTGATACCGTCTCTGACACGCTGTTCGAGACCATCATCGAAGCGGCGAGCCGCGCTATCGATGCGGACTGCGGGCGGTATTTCTACAAATCCAGCGCCGCCGAGACGCGCTACTATAAGGCGGAATGGGCTGAGAAACTTTTCACGGATGACATTGTCAGCCTGACCGAGCTTGCCACAGACGGAACGAATGACCGCACCTATTCCGAAGTGTGGAGCGCATCCGCCGACTATGATCTGGTGCCCTACAACGCCGCCGCGATTGGCTGGCCCTACACGGCCATTGAGATGCAGGATGACGGCAACTATACCTTTCCCCCGTACCGCAAAGGGGTGAAAGTCACCGGCATCTTTGGCTGGCCTGCCGTGCCTGCAAAAATCAAACTGGCCTGCCTGCAACTGGCCGGGCGCATGTTCAAGCGGTTACGCTCCCCGTTGGGTGTGCTATCGATGGCGAGTATGGGCGAAGTGCAGGTAGCGATTAA